AATCTTCTCTTATAGAATTAACGCCATCATAAGTATCAAAAGTATTTGTTGGCTGTGCCATATACTTATCTCCTATTAGTTAATTGTTAAGAATACATTTCTTTGAAAATGTTTACTGCGTCTGTGACTTTTCCACTTTTTCTTAGAATTGCTTTTTTAGAGTTAATACGCTTTGCAACATCACTTGTTTCCTCAACAACTTTAGGACTAGATGAACTTACAACTTTTGGAGTTCTAGTTACTTTCTTATTTTTTGCGTTAGCTGTTTTTAACCTATTATAACGATAGGCATTAGCTAACATAAGAACTGCTCTATGATCTACTAACATTGAAATTTCTTGGTCTGTATATCCAATATCTTTTGCGAAATTGGTAAGGTTCTTTACGAACTCAGGGCCTTTTTCTTTGTCGCTGTAAATAGGTAGTTTTTCAGCAAGAAGATTTCTTTCTTTTTCCAAATAAACATTATAATTTCTTTCATGCTCTCTTTGTTTTTCAGAGTTTAATCGTTGTTGCTCTTGTCTAGTAGCTTCCATCATTTCTTTCCTACGATCTATCTCGGCTTTTGCTCTGACATATTCAGCAGGATCTTCTTGATACAACCTATCTAAATCTACCTGGTTTTCAGTAGTCTTTAAGTGTTCAGATAATACTTGAAGTTGTTTTTCGTATTGATCTCTTTTGATTTTTGCCTCCTCGTTATTCCTTGTTAATGAGTTTTTAAGTTCATCAACTGATTTTCTATTACTAGAAAGTTCATTGGTTTTACGAGTATAATCTTGCTGACGAAAATACCCATCTTTAAGTTCATCTAGGCTAACTTCTAATTCTTGATCTCCGACCTTAATTTTATAAAGTTCCTGATTACTATTTAAAGTGTTATCTTCTTCAACTTGATCTATAAGTTCATCATCTTCAAAGGTGTCAATGTTATTCGTTTCCGATTCACTTACTTCCTTTGTTAATTCTTCACTTGCTGTTTCCTGATTCTTAGAGGCGTCTGTATTAAGTAAGTTTTTCAGGGCGTCAGCTACCTCTCCTTGTGTGTTTAGAGGCTTGGGCGTTGGTACAACAGTTTCCGGTGAAGGATTATCTGTTGCAGATTCCATTTCTGGTTGTTCTGCCATATTTATCTCCTATTATTTTTTTGTTGCTAATTTTCCTGTTTCTAAAACAGATTGCAACTGCATCACAACAACTTCTGTCATTCTTCTCATGAGGAAAATATGTTCTCGTTGTTCTGAATCCTTTATGTCAGAGTTTAGCCATTGTAACTCTAAATCCTGACGAATTTTTTGTATTGCTTCAACAAACATTGGATCTTCTAATATTCGTTTAGCTTTAATTGATCGTTCTTGTTCTTTTTCCACTATCTACCTTTATAGAATCCACCAAGTGATTTAGAAAAACCACTTCCTGTACTATTATCTCCTGCTAGATTTCTTGCAATATTTTTAGCTACAGCAGAATTATAAGCTGTATCATCTCTTCTTCTTGTTCCACCATCATTTTGAATAACAAGTGAGCTACCTCTTATATCTACAGGTTCAGATCCTTGTCCACCTTGATTAATTGGAGCAGTTCCTTGACCTACACTTCCAAGTAATTCACCCATTGTAGCATTTTGATTACTACCTTTAACAATTTCATTTTGAACTCTATCTAAATAATTTTGATCATTAAACTTAGTAAAGTAATCACCATTTAAAGAACCAAAAGCAAAAGGATTGTTATTATAAAATCTTGATTTAGTTTGATTTATTATTGTATTAATAGCAGTATTATATTTATCTTCTCTTCTTTTTGGGCCACCAGTTAATTGGTCAATAATTGGTATTCCAAATAAAGGCAATACTCCTGTTGAAGGATTGAACTTATAAATTGGATTTCCAAATTTATCTACACCATCTTCATATTTATTTACAAATCTGTTTGCACCATAAGGATCTGTTACATCTTTTTTCATTTCATCATAAATCTTTTGACTTTCAGTTCTTGTATCTATTTGTTCATCATTATCATTACTATCCTCTTGTGCAGGTTCAGAAAAACCTACAAAACGACAAGACTTTAACACCTCATCATACACATATCCTTCAGGACAATTAGGTATGCCCTCATCATCAGTTACAGGAGGTGTGTAACTATCTACAGGGTACATATCTGTATCATTAGCATAGAAACCTTCAGGGGAATAAGGATTACGAAAAACATTGTTTGCGTTCATGTCAGCAGGTGACATAGGCGTAGTTGCAGTTACACCAGATCCTAAAAAAGAATCTATAATTTTTTGTGCCTCTGTGCCTTGAAAGAAAGGTGTGTACGCCATCTATTGTATTCCTTGTTTTAAAATTTGTGATGCTAGTTTTTCTTTATCAAGTTGTTTACCTTGTTCTTTTTCAATAATGTCACTAGCTAATTTTTGTTGATCTAAATTCATTTTTTCAGTTTTATAAATTTCATCTGATTGTTGTTTTCTTGCTTTTAGTTGTAATTCAGCTTGATTTTTTTGTTGTCGCATTTGTAAGTCTTGCTGTGCTAATTGAATAGCAGGATCAGGCTGAGGAGGTTTAGGAGGAGGTGGAGGATTTATAGAAGGGTTATTAAAAAATTGAGAGGCATCTTTGTAACCGGCATTTTCCAAATACTTTTCTAATGTGTTGTAGATTTTTTGTGGATCTACAATACCCATACCACCTGTGCTAATTAATTTTTCTTGCACACCTAATACTCTTGTTAAAACTTCTAATCGTTGATCTTGTGAACCACTACCAAGTCCTACTTGTACTGTAGCATTGTATCTATCAACCCATTCTCTAGGATTCATATTAACAAATTTACCTCTAAGTTGAATGATACGATCTTGGTCTTGATGTTTACATACTAAAGTAAGTAAACCTTGAAACATTCTTTTTACACCTTCAGAAAAATTCCTTGCAATTAATTCTATACGCTGTGTAGAAGCGTTCATCATAACATTTGTAGTTGTTGCTGTTTGATGTGATTTATTTATTGCATCTGCATCTAAACCCATTTGTACTTTTGTTACACCTGATCGTTGTTCTTTAATAGAATCAATTTTATCTATCATAGCAAGACCTTCTTGCATAAAGTTTGGCGTAGCCATAGGCGTTACTGCATTAGGTGATTTTACTCTAACTATTCCACCTGCTCTTGATGTTAATAAATCATCTATGTTAGCTTGACCATCTACAACAACTGTACGAGAATTATTTTGCATATAAGCGTTGGTTAATATTTGGCGAAGAAGTGTAGTTTTTATTTCTTGAACATCACCAATTAAATCATACATGGAAAGACCATAAAATTTATGAGGCATAGGTACTGGTGTTACCATAGCAAAAGGTATTTGCTCTATTTCTTCATTTTCTAAACAATGATAAGCGTTATTCCCACTACCACCCACCACTATATGACGAAGTTCTGCAATACCATCATTATCATAATCGCATTTCATATAACAATCTATTACCTGTACTACTGTTAATGCAGGATCTATGTTTTGATATTCTTGCGACATATCACTATCATCATAATTTTTACGAGTAGTTGCTTCGTTATTATAAATAAATTCATCAGCAGGAGGAAGTTCGTTGATAATTTTCTTATCAAAACCCATACTAATTAATTCAGATCTTGTTTTAAAAACTCGTTGACCAATAAAATTACAATCATCTAAACTTGTCGCTGTAGAAGTTACTAAAATACTTTCTGGTGGTACATTTTCTATAACCACCCTTCCATAATCTTTAACTCTTTTTACTGTAACATTGTAAGTTGCTTCATCTACATCAATATTGTCTAAATCTATTTCTGTAGAAGTATCTTCTACTTCTATAATTTCTACTTCAGGATCAGCTATAAGTGATTGGTATTCTGGTTCAGTTAAATTTTCGTAAGATTCTTTTTTTTGTTCTTTAGATTTTTTCCAATAGTATTTAACAAAGCCATTTTTAGAAATAAGAGCATCTTTAAACAAAGTATGCAGAATAGAATAGCCATTATTATCAACATTAAAAATATGATTAATATAATCACCAGATTGTTCAGCGTATTCCACATCTTCAGGCCCATTAGGTGCAAAACGAACAATACTTTCTCCTTGCGTAAATATACGCATCATACTTGGTAAGATTGCCTCTACCACTTCTAACATATCTTGGGATCTAACTTGGCTTTGACCTTCTATTTCATTACCAAGAGGCTCTCCTAAATAATATTTAAGGGCATTTCTGCGTTGTTCTGTTAGACTACTCCCATAAAACCCTACTGAGTTTGTAATCTCCTGTGATATTAAAGAGAGTAATCGTTGTTTTGTTAATTTCATCTATACTATTCCTAATTTTGGATATTTAATTTCTGTATTCCAGTTTTTCGTTTCTTGTAAACCTGTGCAGAGATACCGAAAAGCATCTGCACTATGCGAAGTCCAGTTATGATCTGGTCTATTTTTCGTTACACCTCTATCATCTACTGCCCATCTGTACTGTCTAAGAGCATCTAGGCCTTCTTTTGTCTTTTCAAAGTCAAAATAACACCTGGAAAGCGTCATACGAACAGCATTTATGCCATCTTCTACACTCATTTTAGGAACTATGCTTGTTACCAGTCCTAAAGATTGTGCTATTTCTACTCTTGATTTACCTGTACCAATTTCTCGTACATTTGCATCATGTGGTAAGTAGTGTGTATTATATACATACCCTCTATCATCTAAAATATTAGCGTAATATTCTAGTGACTCACCACTATCTTCAAAGTAATCTATTAAATGTATGGCTGTTCCTTTTTGTTGAACAAACCAAATAGCTGTTTTATCTTTCATACCTAGATCCCAAAAGGTATCAACCTTGATTGTAGGATCATAAGGTACTTTTGTTATTCTATCTTCATCATCAGCTTTATTTAAACCTAATGCGTAGATACTGCCGATAGCATTACTTTCAAATGAACATTCATACTCTGCCTCATATATTTCAGGAGGCATCATTTTTTTTGCTTCTGCTAATTCTTCTTCTTTGACAACTTTGGTTTCACTAGCTTTAAATAATCTTGTTAGCCACTTCTCATCATGTACGCCATGTTGGTATAAATCAAAGAACGCATTGTGTCCTTGTGGAGTACCAATCGCTATCATAAAACCTTCTCTATCACTTAGAGCAGGTCTAATTACTTCAGTCCACATTTTCGGTGGCATTTGGGCCACCTCATCAAGCACTACCCCATCTATATACAAACCCTTTAGGGTTTGAGGTCGCTCACAGCCTAATAACTGTATTCTACCTCCATTAGGAAGTTCTGCTCTTAGTTCTGTTTCATGGAAATCCATGTTCGGAAGTACGCTTGTGTAGTGTTTTAAATAATCCCACGCTATTCTTTTTGCCATACTATAAGTAGGAGCAATATAATAATAACGAGGTCTAGGAAGGGTACATTGGAGGCATTTCTTAATCAGTTCGTTAATAGTTAAGACAGTTTTGCCAAATCTCCGGTGACATACCAGGACATTAAATCGTTTTAAGTTTTCGTGAACCTCTTGTTGTAGTTTTCTAGGTTTGTAAGGGATTACTATTTTGTTCATTAAACATCTTTCTTCTCCCCTTTAATAAAATCTTTCATTCTCGCCACATCTGTATTTTTAACAAGGTTATTCCCCACCTTATTAGGATAGACAGTTCTCTCGTTAAGATTCTTAACCAGATCAGAGAAGTCTAATATTTTTACTTTTACTTTTTTCTTTTTCATAAAACCTTTAAGAAGTAGCCCCCCAGTTGTAATGGGTTGTATAAATATATTTATAAAAACAAAGGGGGTTATTAAAATATAAAATTACTAAAATTTATAGAAAATATATAATAATCAATAAAACATTGACTATAAT